AGCCGCCGGCAAAACAGCACATCGGGGCTGTGAAATAAATTGTCGATTACCTTGGACTCGAAGAACACCGTGGCCGTGTACTTGCGCTCACCGTCGCGTTCTTCCACCCGCAGATCAGGATACGCGTCGTGGAATTTTCGCAGCGCAGATTTTTTGACCCGCATGAATCCGCCCGGCAACGCGTCCGTTTTCAATAGATACGTGCCGTCCGACATTTTCTTGCCGATCGGATGCCCGTCTTCGTGATGGATGAATGAAACATAATGCTCCCAGCGGTTCTTCATCCGGTAGGTCCCGCCCACCACTTCGTCTGGATGCAAAAGCAACCGGATCAGGCCGGTCACATCCCAAGACTCATCCGAATCTATCATCAGCAGATCGGTGGCCCCCTCGTCATTCATGAACCGGGTTAACGTGTCGTTGACGGCGCGCTCTATGTGAAAACTACCGTGGCTCGGCCAATAATCCCAATCCACACCCAGCCTGTCCAGTGTCGCCACTGTTTCGACCATCGATTGTATGTATGGGCTGTAGGATCGATGTTCGTAAAAAGACGTAAAGAGAATCAGTTTGCCGCTGTAATTTATTTTCATTGGCTCCTTAGTGGGGCGCCCTGCGACGCCCCCTGGTGGATCGCTACGCCGCCGTGATGCCGAAATTCTTGAGCGCAGTGATGATCGCGTTGACCGCCGTCACGATGGCGTCCGCTTGCGTGGACGTGTAACCGTAGGGCGTGGTGGTGGTGGATGCGGTCGTCGTGACCGCCGTGAGCGCGGACGCCTGAACAACGGGCGTCACGCCGTACACCGAAACCTTCTCGGTGGTGGATGCCCCGATGGTCGTGCCATCGGGCGAGTTGTAACCGACATATTCCATGATAGTTCCTTTTGGTTGGGTTGACGGAAGGCGTCAGGTGCTAGGCGTTAGCCGCGCCATACAGACGGCAGGCCCACTGCGGACGCAAAGCGGCCATCCCGTAGAGGATGTCCAGACGCATCAGCAGTTCGTCGTTGCGAATGTCCGAACCCATCCAGCAGCGCATCGACAGACCTTCCTGCGTCATGCGCACGCACTTGTGCGCGTCGTCCATCAGAGGCAGGTCCACCGTCACGAACTGGAACGCCTCTTTCTGGTACATGATTGACTGCACGTAGGAGGACGAAGCCGAACCGGCGAAGGTCAGAACCGCAGCGTCGAATGCAGTTGTCGCCAGGTCCGCTCCGGTTGAAGAACACACGTTCTTCTTCGCGCCGGTCAGGTAGATCGTCGGAGAGATCGTAGTAGTAGTCGCGCCGATCGCCGTGATCGTGATCTGCTTGAGATGCGGATACGCAGCCTTCGTCTCGGGATTGCAGTCATAAACGCCTGCCACGGTGAACTGCATACCGACGTGCTGTTTGGCAACAGCCAACATCGTGTGCATGTCGATTGTCGAGCCACCGTCCGTCACCAGCGCCGAAGCGTCAGTGTTGGCCGTTACGTCATCGCCGTTGGTATTCACCCAGAGCTTTTCCTGCTCGTAATAGTCGGCCATGCTGGTGCGCGCGATCAGACCCTCGCGGTACTGCTCGCTGATTGCATTCGACGGATTGAAATACGCCACAGCGCCATTGACGATGCCAGCCATCGATACGCTATCGATCTGCAGCGCACGGTTCTCTTTCGGGGCGAGCGCCTGATTCAGCTTGGCGCGGGCCTTACCGGGGTATTCCAGCGTAGTCAGCGCCGTGCCGATGTTGCCGACCCATTGCGGAGTCGCTTTGGTGCAATACGCAATGTAATCGCCTTCCACGCCCGAGCACAGCACGCTCATTGCCGGTTCGATGTACCTTCTCGACAGGTCATCAAACGCCGAGCCCGAATTGACCGACTGCATCAATTCAGCCGAATTGAAACGCATGTCCACGCCGTCCTGCGTCGCGGCGGTGAAATTCTGCGTGCTCTCGTTCTGGTCCTGCACGTTCATCACGCGAGAACCCTGGCGCCGAGTGTACTGATTCGGATCACGGACACGGATGGTTTGCCCGTTCGGACCCTTGCCAGGTTGGTACTGGAAATCCTTGTCGTAAGAGAGATCGGTCGTTTTGATAAACGACAGTTTTTCGTGGGCGATGCGAAGGGCTTCCTTCAGCACCAGATCCACGACCTTGAGGGTGTTGCTCATGTTTTTTCCTTGTCGCGCTATCGCGCTTTAATGACGGATCTGCGCCACCGCGTGAACTCAGCCATCGACATATCGCCGGGGTCTTTGCTGACCTTGGCTGATCCGCCGACTGGAGTGAGCGGCGCTGGCGCGCTGGTTGTCTTCTTTTCCGCCGGCTTCGAGAGCCGTTCTTCCAACCGTCCGATAGCGCGGATTGCGCCGAGGGGCGTCATTTCGGCAATGGCTGCCGCTTCGTCGGGATTGTTGGCAAGGTGATACGCCAACTTCGGCCCGATGTCCGATTCCTTGATTGCCCGCTTCATAGGCTCCGTCATCGGAGCCTCCGAGGACGCAACCACGTCCTCGAAATCCGGCATCTCTGCCGTGGCTTTCTCAACTCGTTTCGTCCACTCCGCGTCCAGTTTAGCCTGGCTTGCGGACTGGTGCTCTGTTCTCTGACGCTGCTCGCGCTCGGTAAGTGTTTGCTCGATCTGCCGCTTGGCAATGAAATCAGCCTTGGCGGTCACGTATTCGTCGAAATTGTTGAACTGGTCGATCGTCGGCATTCCGTCCGGCGCACGCTGCTGCTGCTGCGACGGGGGCTGCTGCCGCTGTTCCAGTTGAGACAGACGTTCTTCCAGCATCTTCGCCCGCGCCTCGGCTTCGTACTTCTGCCGCACGGCGCGGTCGATGCGTTTTTGCACACCCTTCGGGACTGGATCTTCCGGCTTGATTTCCGGTTTCGTCTCGCCTTCCGCCGGCGGCGGGGGCGCGTCGCCTTCCGGCACCACGGCGTCACGCCGGTCTATACTGACGACCGCGCCTTCTGCTGCCGGTGTGGGGGCGGGTGCTTCGCTGGTGCTGGTGACTACGGCCTCGTTCATGTGGTCCTCGTTAAAAATCCGCGCATCGGCTACGCGTGTGCCTTATTGCCTTGTCATCTCGGCCGCCATTCGCAGCGCCGACTGCATATCCATTGCGCGGCCCGTTTGCATCAGCAAGCGGGCCAACCCCGCCACGTTAGGCGCCGGTCCCGCCGTAACGCCCTGTGACGTGCGCTCAACGGCTGGTGTGGACATTTCCGGTCCGCCAATCGCGCCGCCCGTGGCGTCCTTATACGCCGTCTGCGCTTGCGGCGACATCAAATCAGACGGGCTGAACAGATCGCCCAGCGTCTTTCTTCCGGTCGTCAGCAGATCCGATAAAAATGGCACACTGCACCCCTACAAATTGAACAGCAAAAACGCGATTTGCTCGTCCTCGTACTCCTGCTCCAACCGCAGCACTTCAAGCGCCGCCTGCTGGATCTGCTCCTGCCGCGCAGCGTGCGCTTCCAGCGCCGCCTGCGCCTCCTGCCTGGCTATCGCCAGTTGTTCCGCTTCCGCGGCCTGGATTGCCGCGAGTTCCCCGCCCAACCGCGCCAGTTCCAACTTAATGATCTGCGCGTATTCTTTCGCCCACTGCTCGCCCATCACGGCGAGTTCGCGGCGCAGTGCTTTCTCTGCGCGCCGCTGATCTACTTTTTCGCTCGGCGCCTTACGTTGCTCAACGACCTTGGCGACGACCTCGACAACCGCTTCCGCGACCTCGGGAGTTACATCAAATTCCTGTTCGTACTTCCGCGGCCCATGTATGAACGGATGGTAGCGCGGTATCCGACCGCCGCCGCCTTGCTGCGTTTCCACCCCGGCGCCAAAAAACCCCCCACCAAAGAACGCGCTGCCGTAGAAATTGGTGTAGGCGATCATTCATCCGTCTTCCCGACGTTAATCTCAGCCAGCCGCGCCTCTGCCGCTTTCAGCTTCGCCTGCGCGCTCGCCAGTTCAGATGCCAGCGTGGCCGCCCTACCTGAGAGTTGCGCGACGTGCTGCGCATACTCTGCGGCGAGCGCGGCGATACGCACATCGAGGTCGGTCGGATCGCTCATGTCAACCCTGATCGAGCGCGGCGAGTTGCGCGTCGGTGATGGCGGCGAGACTGGTATTCATCGGCACCAGCGCCGCCTGAAACGCCGCACCTTTGCCGGTTTCGACGCCGAATTCCGCGCTGCCTTCCAGATTCACGGGAGTCACGCCATTGGCGGATACTGAGCCGCCAATAGCCATCGCGCGAGCCATTTCCTGCTTGGCGAGGATGAGATAGCGAACGGCGCCGGCGACGTGCTGGCCGCCGAGCGATGTCGGGTTGTAGGTGAGACGAAGCGATGCTGCCATGAAATCTCCTTGTTACGTTAGAGTGACACCTGAAGCGTTCGCATTAATGATCGTGGCGAAACAGCCGCAAGTGTGATTCGCCGACGCCCCGCTGCCGCGCGCGATCGTCACGTCGATGGTGAACGTCTGCGAGACACTATTTGCGCCGGTCAGGCCGGAAGCCGCTGCGGTAATCGTGATCGTGGCTGCGCCTGCCACAGCAGCGGTGGAACTGCCGTAAGCCGTGGAAACGCCGACGACAGTCGCCAGTCCTGCCGTGCGCGCGATGGCGATCTCATACGATATCGAACCTGTCGCCTCATTCGCCCCAATCGCTCCCCCCGCGCCGAGCGAACCCTTTAGCGTGAGCTTGATGCTGGCGCTATGCGCGGCGTTCGGGACGGTGACGGTAAAAGTCGGCGTCGCTGTGTTGTTAGCGATGGCGGTGATGGTTTTCTTGACCGTGGATGCTGTCGTAACATCGCCTAGCGTCGTGCCGCCTGAAGCGATGACTGTTTTCGAGAGTTTCAAAGCGCCTGCAAAACTGCCTGCGGCCCCAGTGCCGATGGCAAGCAGGCCAGCAGAGAGGCGAGAAAGCTGTGCGTCCAATGTACCGCTTGCCGGGTTTGTGTCAGATGACCAGCACAATGGATAATTTACATTCAGCGCTACAGAGCCACTTCGTACGGCGAACGCACCATTACTTCCGTACTGTGCTGAGCCGCCTATTTGGATAGTCCCTGCACCTGCAGAACCAGAATAAATAACTCCTTGCCCAGTAAAAAAACCCTGCAACGCAAGCGAATCTGCGACTCCGATATACACTCGGCCGTCCTTGCGAACACCGAGTAATTGAGTAGCGCCCGCCGCCCCGCCCAGAATCTGAAACGCGAGCGAGCCTGCCGCACTCGCCGTGTCAGTGATCGTCAGTTTGAAGCCGGGGAACGTCGTTGCCGCGTTGTTCCACGTCTGCGTGACCGATAGCGGACTGACCGCCGTCGTCGCCGTGCCCGCCGGAATCGCAAGCCCGGTGCCCGCCGCAGCGCCGCCGAAGGTCAGGCCCGATACCTGCCCGAGCGCGCCCGCAGAATCGGCGTAGAGGATGCCGTAGGCCGTGCCACCCGCGACCGAGTGGCCGGCATTCCACGCGGCGGCACCCGCTACGCTGAATGTAGTATCGGCGGGAGTGGCGTGCGTGACGGCAAGGGTCATTGCGTCACCACCGGCTCATCCATCGCTTCCATGACGTAACTGCCATCAGGTTGCTTCATCGCCCGGCCGTGCGTCGTGGTCACTTCCACGGCTTCCATCGCCCACGAACCGTCCGGTTGCTTCACCGCCCGGCCCGTGCGCGCGGGCGTGCCTTTACCGCCAACCGATACTGGTACGGTGATGCTGATACCGCCCGTCCCCAAGCCTTCACCGCCGTCCGCCGCACTCGATCCGCCAGCCGATTCACCCGCGCCCTCGCCGCCGCCTGTCAGCGCCTGGAGCGCCTGGACGTTCGCCTGCGTTTCCGCGAGCATCCGCGCGGTTTCCGCCTCGAACCGCTTGGTTTCGCTATCGCGTTCCTTGACGGAAAGTTCACCCATTTTCACGTCGTGCGCCTCTTTCAGCGTCGCCATCTCCGCCATCAACTGCTCGATGTGATCGGCGGCTTGCTGGATCATCTGGTCTTTTTGCTCGACCTGCTGCTTGAACTGCGCCATCGCCATCTGCATCTCGGGCGGCAAGTTCGTCTGTTTCTTCTGCTGCTCGGCCTCGACGATATTGGGCGGCAGCGTCAATTTCAGCCGTTCGCTGATTTCCTGCGCGCCGGGCCAGTCCATGTTTTTGAAGACGAGATCCCCGATAACCGCCATCAATTGCGGATTACCTTCGACCGCGCGCGACATCGACTCGGCGGCCTCCACGCGCAGCGTGTTGTAACTCGGGCCGGCGCTGATCGACACGTCGTAACGTCCGACACCCAGGTTGTAGACCATCTTTAGGCCGACTTTCTGACTCGCCGTAGGCAATGTCGGATCAAGTTGCACTTCGCCCGGCGTGCCGTCGTAACCTAATGTACGCGCGATTCGAGTGGAGTCGTAGCGTTTCGGTATCAAGTCAACGATGATACGCCCGGCGTGCCGGATGCCGCGATTCAGGTTGTCGTGGTAATGAAACGTCCCCACGTCGCCTTCGCGCTGCCGCGCCATGATCGCCTTGCCCGAGCGTTCGTTGCTTGGGGCGCCGATGCTGGCGTTGAACATCCCGATCGACTCTTGGATGTCGTGCTCGGAAATTTGCATATCCTGCGCGAACCCGGAAGGGATGTCCGACGCACTCGTGCGCTGCGGCGGCGGTACAGGTGCGCCGTTCAAGCTCGTAGGCGTGTATCGCAGCACGGAATGGTTGTCGGTATTGGCAGTCTTCCATTCGTCCTCATACGCCTCAACCTGACCTCCTGCGGCGACCCAAGGCGCTTTGGGTGTGAGCGCCACGCGCTCGGCAAAAGCGGATCTGGAGTAGTTATAAAGCCTTGACGGGTCTTTTCCCGGCCGAATGATGCCTGAATGCGTGACCTTGCCTTCGATGTCGAGTTCGTTCCCCCAAACAACCACGATAGGGATGTACTTGCCGTCCCATTCTTTCGGTTCTTCCAAGTAGTCGCGCCCGGAAACTGTGGCGACCATGACCTTGCGTTTCGGGATGTCGCGCGTTTCCTTCACCATGTCTTTAACTGCGGGGTCGGCGGTGAGCAGTTGCTGGTACTCGTCCTCAGGCACGGTTTGCCCGTTCGTGAGCAGGTAGACATTCCGTGGTTCTTCCTCGATGCACCAGTAGCGCGTGATCTTGACGTTATCGCCAAACCACCCCTCGGTGTCGTCAGCCAGCGCCTCGGTGGACTTGCCAGGATATTTTTCCTCGAAATCCTCCCTGGGCATTTCGTCGTCCTCGAAGGCGTACTTCATATCGGAGGCATCCGCTTCGCGCGCCTCGGGGTCGATCAGGATGGAAAGCGGGTTACGCACACGCCGGATGTAGATTTCCTGATCGAAGGTGTCGTCGTGAACGTAGTCCGTTTCGATCTTGAAATAGCCCTGCCCGCACCCGGCTGCACTGTCGAGAGCCGTGTCGTAAGCGACATCGGCATTCGACTGTTCCTCGATATGTTTGATAAGCCCTTGAAACACTTCTGCCGTGGCGACATCCGCCCCCGAATCGACCGGACGCACCTTGATGCTCGGGCGGTTCTGCCGGCCGTCATTCACGATCTGGCGCACGTACTTGTTCAACTTGTCGATCGTGAGGCAGGGGCGCTTGTCGCGCTCGCGTTGCGCCACGATGTCGGCGGGCCAGTGCGCGCCGCCGCGGAACTTCAGGTCGTCCAGCGCGGCTTTTCTGTCGTCGGCCCAATATTCCGACGCGCGCTTGTAGCGTTCGCGGACCTCGTGCAGCGGATCGTTCTTGGCTTCCGCCACTTCGTCGCGTTTATCCCCTGATTTGGGGTCAGCAGCCACGGCGACCTTTCTTCATCGGCATCGGTTTCGCGGGGGTTGGTGCGGGTTTTTTCGCCATGACGGGATCCTCGTTCAATTTGACATCCAGCCGGCGCCGCTGCCGGTGGCGCGGGTATTGGCGGGTACTGTAGACCTTTTTTGCTCCCTTGGCCATACCAGGGTCAGGTCGGGCTCCGCGATCCGGGAAAGACTGTCGAGCATGTCGTCGTGGACGCCCACCGGAAACGCCATGAATTCTTCCTCGATGAAGCTGCGCACGAGATCGACCGGAGTCTTTTCGTAGTTCGTCACGAACAGGGACTGCGGCAGCCAGATGCGGCCCTGCTCGAACAACGGAATCAGGCGCCCGATGCGGTCCTGCTTCTTCGTCTGCCCGGCGACCTTGGTGATCTCGAACCGATAGGACTCCTGCTCCTGGCGACTCTGGATGTGCTCGCGGTCGGCCTGCATTCCGTATTCCTCGTACCGTGTCTGTAACGGTTTCCATTTGCGATGCAGGGCGAACAGCCGGTCGGCACGCTCGGTAAGAGATAGACGGTCACGGACAAAATCGAGGGCGTAGTAATTCTGATCGGTGGCAAGCCCGATAACCCACATCGTCGTGTAGTCGCTGCCCTTCTTTTTCGCGCTCGCCGGGTCCACCAGCAGGTACTTGACCATGCGCTCGGCGTGCTCGGGCTTGACGTTTTTGTAATGCTTGAGCCATTCGCGCTTGAACCCCTGCAAGGCATCGGCTTTCGGGTTCAGCAGGATCTGCGCGGCAAAAGTGTGGGGCCCCATATCGCGGCGTTTCTGCGCGAGCAGTTCTTCCGACCAGAAGACGGGCGCGCCGTCCTCAGTGCCGTCGTCGGTGCCGGGGTGAATTCTGGGCGCGGCTGTCTTGCGGTCGATGATGGTGCGGTAGGCATCGTTGAAATGCCAGCGCGTGCCGTAGAAGCGCCGGGTAAACCGTTCGCTGGCGAGGTTGTAGGACTGCTCCAGCCCTTTTTGGGTCTTTTCGATCATCTCAGGGGTCGTGACCGAGCCCTCAACCACGATGTCGTCATAAACCAAATCGCGGTAATGCTTGCTCGTTGGCTGACCGTCGACCAGCCCCCAGGCTTCGATGCTGGCCTCGGGCGGATTGGAGCGCCGGCGCAAGATGATGCCGTCGTCTTCCGACCACTTCGGCGCCTGGCGTACGTCGGCGCCCCACAGGATGTCGGGAAACGTGGACTGCAGGATTTGATTTCCCTCGAACTCACGCATGATCTGCCGCAGGAACGCCTTGGCGATTGGGCGGGTGTGACTGAATATCCCCACGGTCAGTTCGGGATCTTTGAGGAGCTTCTGGATGGTGACGCCGAAGGTGCCGATGGACGACTTGAAGTGCCCCCGCGCCCAGAGATCGAGGTGATCGTCGGGCGCTTGCTCAACCTCGCGGACGCGGGCATAGACCCATGGGTGCAGCATGTCCTCTCTTTTGCAGGCGCGGACCAGCAGGTAGTAGAGGTCGTTCAGGACGAGCGCCCGGATGGTCTGCGCGAGTGTGTCGTCCTTCCGCGCCTGCGCCTCGATGGCGTCCCAGAACTGGATCAGTTGTTGCAGCGGCAGCGCGCGGACCTGTTGCAGTGTTGCTGGCGTGAACGAGATCATGGCGGTGTTGGCAGGCACGGAGTTATTAAATCACCAAAGTTAAACTTCAACGCCCCGCAGTCGGTGTGAAATACAGCGTAATCCGGCACCCTACTCCAACGACCGCCTAAATTATGCGTGGTAACAAATCCCCGACTGCGCAGATCACAAAACCAATCAGGCATCGGATCAAGGCCCAAGCGAAACGCCTCTTTTTTCATTTTGGCGCCGGCGTCCGCATGTCAAACATCGTGGCGAATGGATCTTTGGCTTGTGCGCCGCGCGCCTGCGCATGCTCGAACGCCTTACGGTAGATTTCTTCAGTCGGCGGCGCGTTCATCCACTCTTGGGCGTTCAGCAAGTCCGCGATAGTGGGCATGTCAGCTTCTTTCAAACAGGTCTTTTGGCTGCGTCAGCACCCGCACGCGCCCCGGCATCACTTCAAGGGGCGCGCGCTC